CTTGTTCCTCTTCGGAATGATCTTCAGCCCATTTATTAAAGGCTTCAATATTCTTAGCAAGTCTACCCATATCTATCGAAATGCCGCGACTAGGAGGTGGTATACCCGGTTGACCCGGCTGTGGCGGTATTACAACCTGTTGTGGCGGCTGTTCCGGTATATCGGGAATCTCATAATTGTCAGGCCACTCGCTGGGATGTATCCCTGCAATTGCCAATGGGTGTAGCCGTAATGCCACATCGGGCTTAATTATCCCCGGATGTCCACTAGGCGACGGTCCCTGCGATCTAATGCCGACCTTACAATCCTCACCCTTCATCCTTACACCATAACCGTATATAAGATTGTCACCAGACCGTTCAATTGCACACCATTCATTTCGATGTACCGTTACTTCTGCGCCATGCCCACGCGCTAACGCAATCCATGCTTCTACATTACCCTTTTCCATCATATATTCGACTTGGGTTGACATGTTTACGCCATACATATCAATCTTCTTAACACCAAGATATAGAGCATATGCAACCATATACGAAATGGAGTTCGAGATATAATCTGTCTTAAACGTGCCATATACCCACCTGAACGGAAACCGTATACTGGACGGAAACTCTTTATATCGGTCTAGCGTAACCAATGGAACATTTGATCGTATAATCTTCTCAAACGTTCTCTGGTTGATACTGTCTCTGTCCTGCCGAGGATCAAGATGGTGCATATGAAACGTAACGTCAACAGGTCGCCACGTCACAACAGCGTTTACACCCCATACCTGCCGTTCTTCTTCTGGACAGGCAAACGGGCCTATACCACGCTCCTCATCCATATTACATAATGCCCACCCCGGACCTTTTGCACAAATGATAACCTGTTTGAGCTTGGTTTGCCCCTGCACCAGATCGGACAGCTTTACCCCACTTTCTTTCATTCGTTCATACCCTTTCTTGTTCTATTACGTTGCGTCAGTTCTTTCACCCTGATAGTAAACGTGTACCGTACCCTGTGTTAAATTACCAGCGTTAGTAACATAAAGTTCTAATGGACCATCTACAACCCACAAATTATCTGTTATTGCACCAGTTGTACTTTCCGTGATAGGTGCAATTGGACCTCCAGAAAGCATCGGATAATCTGCATGTCCAGCCGTAGTTGAAATATTTGCTCCTGCACCACGCAAAATATCCACATCGTGATCATCATATAAAATCAGATCATAAGCCGTTGTAGGTGGCCCAGTCGTACCAGTACTGGAAATCACATATATCTGCCGCAATTCTCCGTTTATATGGACAGACGCATTTGTTGTGCCACTAACCGTACCAGTCGTTGAAGTCCACGCCAACGTACATCGTTTAATAACTCTATGTCCGCGATTGGTTTGTGCTACCGTTCCAGCCATATCATCACCTCCTTACCGCTGGGTGAGGCTGGACTGATCCAGCCCCACCCGTTCCCGCAGACTATGTAGACGGTGCCCGGATAAATCCAGTAGCGTCTGCACCTCCACCCTGAGACGCACGTTCATTAACAGCATTACACGCATACACATCGCCAGCTAACCAGAACGTTGCTCCGGTTACTGAACTTGCAAGCGTTCCACCAGCATTGTCAGCCACCATCAAATGAACGTTAGGGCCAATACATCCTTCCGAACCAGTGATAGTGTCCATAATACAAATGTCAGCCACATTACAAGTACGAATTATCGAATCATGAATCCAGAGGTTAAGACTTTTTGTGTTGCGACAATCAATTGCGCCAACAGCAAAGTTACCATTAATTTTGAGATTTCTCATCTCGCTATCATCTGAACCATGAATTGCAATTGACGAATTTGCACCAGCGGCAGTTGCACCCATATGACACCATCCGTCAATGAGCAGCCTGTCAGCAGCCAGCCCTGTCGTAGTCATAATCACATCGGTTGCCTGACCCGTCACATCTCTAAACTCACAATCTATAATCGCACAATCAGCCGCAGAAACTTCAATACAACCCGTTATAATATCAACTCCGCCAAGGAATCGCAGGTTGTGAATCGAACATCCAGCAGCAGCCAGCTTACAGTCACCAGCCGCAGCCGTAACTGTAAGTGTCGGCATCTCTCGACCACGCCTAATTCCGAAAACAGTAACTCCAGCCCGATCAATGTCAATAGCACTGTCAGCAGCAAGGTTTTCTACATGGTCAGGAGCTACCACAACCATATCACCTTGACTCGCCGTGCATTTGTTCACACCACCGTCGATAGTCGCGCAACAATGCGCCCAATCTGTCCCGGTATTTGTGTTCGATGCGTTAGCATGTGAGCTATTAACAAAGAATATTGCACCTGCAACATTATTATTAAGCTGGAGCGATCCGCCTTCCCACCGGGCCGACAGTGTGCCTAAATCGTAATTGTTACCCTGTATAGGCATCCATTATTCTCCTTTCTTCTTTGTTTTATTAACCGGCGACCGTAATATAGCCTTATTAAACAACGGCCACCAGATACGTTTACATTTATGAGATGAACGGCAGAGGTTGGGTGTGAGGGTATGAACTTTCGGGGTATAAGCTCTGCCGTTCATCTCGTCCCTCACAGTTTAGATGCTATCGTACTGTTCATAAGTAGACATACCGTCATACTTATACCTACTACCAGTACCAATAACAGTAATCGACACATAGTCGTCACCACTATTAGCAGCTTCGGTTGCACGAAACATCACATAATCAAACCCTGTATCAAGATCTTCGCCGCTCAGATCAAAAATACACTGTTCATTTGCACCACCCAGCGTTTGTGCTAGAGCTGCAATTGCAGCTTCATTCAAACCTGTAGCGGACTGAGCTTGTCGGCATGAACATACACATGCTGTATCCGTATACATGTCGGTTGTCTGACCCGTCATAAATACCGCTGTTACATGTGCGTTTACACCCATCCAAAAGCCTGTGGTTTGTGCATTAGTTCCACCAATATCGTATGGACCTAACCCGTCGCCAACAGCAAACCTCATTGAACCTCTAGGCATAGTTTAACCTCCTTTCTTAGGCTAAGTTAGGATCTCGTTGCCAAGACAACAAACGGACCCTGTGTTACAGTACTATGTTCAGGGGTCAACGCCGTTCTCCAAAGTGGCTGTCCATCATTTTCAAGTTCAAACCGAAGACAGGTTGCGTTATAATCGAACAACAGGTGGATAGACGACGCTACATCAATACCACGCCGTTCCCGACCGTGCAAATACTGTGTCCAGTCGGCCAAAATAATATCACCCAGCGTTCCAAGCGTTTCACACTGTTCCAATGGAATTACCGGAAGACCGTACAATGTGCCGAATGGCGCGCCAGCAATATTGTTCGCTGGCAAATAGACAGGCACACCACCAACACCAACAGCAATCGCCATCGTGTGCAGTTGCGGCAGAATGTCCTGATTAATATGCCACACAGCGTTTCTTCGGCTTGGCGCCCACAACCGAGAATACATATTGATAACATTCTCGGCTACAATGGTAGTCGCAGGCTGTCCGGCTTGTGCGGTCTGTGTAACCAACGAACCCGCTACTGTTATACCTAGCGGCTGATTCGCACCAGTACCCCAAATGAACTCATGTTCCATAACATGTCGAAGTTCATCTGTGAATATTTCGGTTAACATTGGTTCAATAGAAATGGCCGAATGTCGAAGCAGTTTATTCGTAACCCTGACCAAACCTACCAATGTACGAAGTGTCAGTTCAATCTCACCGAAATTGGGTTTAGATGCCGTTTTCTGTTCACCTTCAGCTACACGATAAACCCGGACACCACCCATACGAGATCCGTCAACTCTAGTCGTTTCATTAATAACCGGAAACGCCAACGAGGTTGACTGCATCGGAATATCTCTGACACGTCTCAGGATTTCACCGTCCTGATAAGTTCTCTTCCACAGATCTGGCAACCACTGCTGAGGCACAAGGTATCCACCCTGGTCATCATCAGGCGTTTGCATATAAGGAGTTGAAACTCCCTTTGCCATGGCAGCCTTATTAACCATCTCCCTGTCGTACTTCTCTTTCGCCATTATCTTGTCAAGACGTTCACTATCTATAGCAAGCCCTTTTCCACGGGCAATTGCTACGGTAGCGATGTCTCTAGCGAACTCAGCAAGACAAGAATAACCCATTTTGGGATCAACATACTCCCGACTTTCACCGGGTATAATTGATTTACCCACAACTGCGCCATCATCGTCATCATCTGTATGGTTTAGCTCTTGAATAACCGTTTTGACAGTTTCAACAAGTTCTATATGACGATCCGCCTTTTCCCGCTCTTCAACCGCCTGTTTCTCTTCCCACTCGGATTTCAACATTGCAATGCCAGCGTCAATAAGCTCTTCCGACGTAGCTTTATCAACCTTTAATGTTGCTCCTTTCTTGTAATCGCCCCAATCTTCTAGGAGCCTTACTATATCTTCCATCCTTTCTTCTCCTTTACTTTATGATTTCAGTTATAAATAGATCCGAATAACTAGATGCTCCAGCGTTCATACCTAAACTCTCCAGCAAACACCGTTTGCCTAAGCTCTCCAGCATTACTAACCTACATCCTCCATCATATGACCTATACCCGACCTCGCAAACGGTCAATCTCGTCTCTAATCTGTTCCTCTATTGACCGTTTCGTTTCTATACATTTCACCGTTCTCGCCGGTTGTATAAGTTCAACGTATCTAGCGGGTGGAACATCAAGTAGTACTGTCACCCTTTTAGCCTCTGGCTTTATTTCATTAGTCGGTGGTCCCTCGACATCCAACCCACTAGATACTATATCATCGTTTGTCCACAACCCTTTTTGAATTGCCCGGTTAACCGCGTTAGGATTCGTTGGAACGCCTACCAACGAATATTCGAGTTCAAGCCATTTTGAAGTTATAATCATTGCTTCAGAAACATTTATATCTGAATACTGCGCCTGAACTTTCTCGGCTACCTTGTCATAATCATCGTCAAACCCTTTCCAGAACGATTCGAGAGGAATATACCCAACCGACCATGTTTTGACATGTCCATCCTTAACCAACTGGAACTTCTCATCTGCAAATGGAGTCGTAGCAAAAACCGTCTTTGCCAAAACCCCCTCTTTCTTACGCTTTTGCCACGCTATAGAACCAATAACCTTGTCATAATCATGTCCCCAAAACACCGTATGGGCTTCTGTAAGGTTAGCCCCTTTTGGCAAAAGAATTTCTTTTACACGGTCTACATCGGGGGTTGACACCCAATGTTCAACCAACCTTTCATCCTCATCAACACCCTTTACCGATTCCGCTACGGTTCGTCTTCGATACTCTTTGTTAGCATGTTGTTCAGCTATGGCTCGAATATCGCCGGGTAATCTATCAAGTATCTCTTCTACTCTCATTGTATAAATCCTTCTAGCCTCTGGAGCCTTCAGTCCGTCAACAAACCGCTGCGCCGCTGTCGCGGCTTGCGACGCAACCACAAGACTCCCCGCCTACGGCGGGTCGATTATTATGTGCTTTTACATCCATCCAGATTCTAGTATTGCCATTCTTGACGCAATCTCTCTTAGTTTCTTGGCCATATCAAGTGCCGCCTCATGCCGAATCGTAACAGGTTCAAATGGCCTACCTAGTGACATATTGAACTCAACTGCGTTTTCAAACTTACCAGCCATCAGTTTCATCCAAGCCTTATACTGTTCAAATTTGTTCATGTAGACCTGCTCCCAGCTTGCGCTTCGGCCAACTTCTGTCCTTCACCCAACTCTACCATCTGCATCTGGCCCCACGGTTTCGAGCCCCATTCAACAGGCGGTTCTCCCATAATCTCACGCTCTTCGTTGATACTATGTATAAATGTTTTCTGGTTAATTTCACGCTCTTTAAGTACCATATCTTTATCTTGCGGTATACAGTTGTCATACGCATAGAACAGTCTGCCAGTCGGGTCAAACTTCGGGATCAACCATGAATTCCAGAACTCTTCCAACAACTTCGATCTAGGTTTAATAGCGTCTCTCATCCATTGGTATAACCCAGCTTCAGCGTTTGACCTGTTCACACTCTCTGTTGTCAACACGGATTTCGGCACGTCGAACGCCGCCGCAATCTGTTCAAACGTGAGTTTACGGCCAAGAATGTTCGCCATATCTCTCGGAGGAAACGCTATCGGTTTAAGCTCCCCTTTCTCCTGTATTCCATCGACAATAGCAAGTTGGCCGGGGCTATGCACTCCAGCATACCGATTGTTCCAATCTGTCAGAAGCTCTTTCTTCTGCGCTGGATTCATTTTGCGTTGCGTAACCATAACCATGTCAGGCCGAGCCATGTTTTTGTTGATAGCTGTCTCGTATTCTCGATAAGCCCTGTCAAGTTCAGCAGTCTCTAACGTACCCTCCAGCGGCGACATGCCGTAGAACAGGCTTGCCGGGTTGAAAAACTTGGTATGTCCAACCTCTTTTGTGCTAAACTTAACCATGTTCTCGGGGTTAGTCCCGTATAAATAACCGTCAACAAAGTTGCGTTTGCTGGGGATTATCGTGACCCATTGGCTCGGTAACAACCATAGTTGCGACGGTATGCCCAGCCGGTTGGTTGGCGCATAAACGTAACCATCACCAACCAACTCCTTATAATTCTGTAACCCTTCCCGAAATTCGCTTTCTGTTGTGAACGGGTTGGGAGATCTTATTAAATTCAGAATATTATGTTCGACAACCTCTTCAATAGCTACGTCCTTAGTGATCTTCCATGTCTCTCGCAACCGTTTCTCTACACGCGAATTTATGGACCTGGTTGTAACTCTCGGTGGCGGGTTGGTTTTTCCGGTTTTAACGTATAACCTACCAATCAGTCCAGCTACACCTTGCGCGTTCCGACTAGCACACGTATAAACCCACGACTGGTTCTCTTTTATCAGATCTTCATAGTTGCCCGGAGGCTGTTTAGTCGTATACCTGCCAAACAATCTCGATCCGGTCGATACGCTCAATCCCGGCCCTACAACCTGTCGTGCGCCAAGAGTTTTAACTATACTGAAACTAGGCCAATTCACGGTTCTTCTTTCTTCACTATAAGGTTAACCACATATATTCCAGCCAGAACTCCTATAACTACCCCTAAAACACCCAACGCAAGCCCTGTCGCTACACCAGCCACGAAAGACATTATGGCACCTCTGGCAATTCTGGTAGTTCAACATTATCTTTCAACCATTTCGTTGCCGATATGCGTTTATCTTTCTTTAAGGCATCTACAAGTTGAATGGCGTTCTGTGTACGGAACCTACAATCCGAAATTGTACCCTTACACACCGCAACAAATCCGCCTGAACGCTCTACCCTATCCACAATGTCGGGGTTATCAGGGTTGAGATACCGTATCTCGTTTGCGTTCCACGCTAATGCCCGGCCACCACACTCAGGACATTCAAACTCAACATAACCAGCCGTGCCTTTATACTGCTCTTCTCTAAAGTCAACATCGAGTGCAACCAATACATCTTTGGCTTCAACGCGCTCACATTGCATAATTAGCTGCTCTTGTGCGCTATATTCGTCCCTTTTGCACCTGTCAAACCGTATTTCGCGTCCAGCCCATACCTTACGGGCCAATATTTGCTCATTTTGTGTCATATTGAGCAAAAACTCGGCATCTTGGGGCTGTATACGCGAAATTGATGCAACTTTCACTGCGCCCAACAAAATAGCCGCGTCTGTCGAATTAATGTCTTCTACATCATTTTTCTTGTCTTTTTCACTCATGTTCATACCCTCCTATACCCATATTGCTGCTCTACCCATCATTTCATCTCGCATCTCATCAGTCACACCGATTGGCGAGTAAATCCTATCTCCAGGAACATCTCTATATCTAACCTGAACCTTTTTCTCCTGTATAACCTCTCCTAAAACGCTCAGTTCTGGCGCACAAGCCATTAACGGGCTTAAATGGGTATAACACCCATACCGAATTGCGTCCATCGCATGGTCGTTGAATTTGACAGGGCTACCGTCGAGTATGTTAATCAAAAAATGTGTCATTTA